CTTTTATTTTGTATGTCCCACTGAAAGTTTACATTTGATAATTTAATTACATCACCTGCATCATCAATAGCTTCTTGTGACATAAAGAACGCTTGGTCACTATCTGTATCTAAATCACTCTCTGTAAGGACTGACCCAGAAGCATAGTCTACTAATTTAGTAGTCTGTGACGTTCTTCTTCTAATCTCAATAGCCGCATCTTGAGCAGGTGCAGAGTTAAAAGTAAGGGTAGTTCCTGCACTATTTAAGCTAAAAGCTGTAGTAGCTACTCCTGATAGAGTAACTGTAAGGTCACTTGTGGCTCTATAACTAAAAGGTATAGAATAAGATGTTGTACTGTTATCGCCTGTATAACGTACAAAACTATTTGCCATGTATGATTTTCCTTAATATTTGATTGGGTTTTACTAAAAGTGTAAGTTTAGTTAATTAGTGCTTTTATTATGGATTTTTGGTTTTGAAATTCCTCTTTTAAATATTCATTTTGAAGTTTAAATCTTTCCATAATTTCAGGGTATTCTTTAATCATTCTCTTATAAGCTACCCCTTCTACTTGGTGTATAACGTCAATAATGTATTGAACTTGATAATCTTTACCAATTACCTCACCTGTAGGGTGCAAGTATAACTTACTTGTAGGGGTTGCGATAGCGTACTCAATGTATTCTTGAACAGTAAATTTCTTACCTTGATAATCTTTATTAGTAATTGCTTTACCATTTTTATCTAAAAAGACTTCTGTTTTTAATTCTAACCATCTATCGTATGCTGTTTGATTTTTAGAGTTTCGTAAATTTTTTAAATTAAAGCCACTATATCTATCTATTTTAGCAGGAGGCAGATAATTAAACTCTTTATCTAGTAAGAATTTTGCAGTAGCATTATTTTTAAAATTAGTCATAGCAAAAGGAGAAGAAAATAAACCAGTATCACCACCTAAACCAAACAACCAACCTCTTTTTCTATCAATCGTTTGTCCAAACATATTACGTTTCGGCATAGTAGCGTCTGATGTGTTAGTAGGGTTCATAGTTCCTATTCTATCCATTAATGTCCATAATTCTCTTTCCCACTCATCACCTATTCTGTTTAAATATCTTAAACCACCTGACATAGGTATACCTTTATAAATAAATTGTGCGGCTTGTTGTGCGGCGGCACGTTCAGGACTTCTTGATTTCATAAAGTCATCTGAAGACATAAAGTTAAATAATTCAATAATGTTTTTAGTATAAAATTTAGAAGTAATATTTCTAGTTAACATAGTAATTGCACCTATAGATACTTCTGTTAATTGTTTATCAATACTTGGTGGTAAGTCATCTGTTTCTCTAGCCCAGTTACTATACACGTCCATGACATCAGCCATAATAAACATAGGTGTAAATATTGGGTCTAATCTATTTAATGAAATATATCTTCCATCACTTGTTCTCCATGAGTATGGTTGCCAACCTGTGTTGTTAGTTTTTTCTCTATTCTTTCTCCAATCTCTATCACCACCACCTGTAATTTTACCTGCCATTACTAGTCCTAATGCTCCAGTCCACAATAAATAACCCATTTGTATTCTAGCATTAGCCTCTGCCGCCGCCTCTGGGTTTAGGTATCTTGATTTACCAAACACACCTCTAATAGGTGCAGTCATTCTTCCAAGTTTACCTTTACTTAAACCATGTGTTATTTTTTTAAATGTACTAGCACCTGCATCTAAATCTGGTAAATCAGCTTCAGCAAGTAAGTGTCTCATTTGAAATTGGTATCTACCTAGAAAAGGTAAATGTTGAAAATTCCATCTTAATAAGTTTGATGGTGTGTTTATAAAGTGGAGACCAAATACTCTCGTCCATTTAGCTTTACCTGCTGTTTGTGATAATATCCAACCTGTAAGTCCACCTTCAGAATTTCCTGTTAAAGGGTTAACTTGCGAAGCAGGTTGAACATAAGCTAATTCTCTTGAATAATGCAAAGGTGCATTTAATCTATCTTCTACAGTGTTTCCTATTTCTATAGCTCTACCTGTTTTGTTATCTATAAATTCTTTTTGTAATTCTAATGCTCTTTCTTTGTATTTTTTTCTAAACCCATCACCTTTAAGTATAGAAAAGTCAGGAGTTTCATCTATAATTTTACTATTAATTGTCGCCGCCATTCTTGCTTTAAAAGCCATAGATTTAAGAAATTCATCTCCTGCCGCTAAAACTCTCATAGGTAAACTTACAGCACCTCCAACAACTTGTTGTCCTTTTTGAATAACTTTACCTGCCATGCCTAATCTATCAGTGTAAGTTTTACCAAATTCATTAATCCATCTTTGAAGTTGTCCTTGTCTAATGTTGCTGTCGTATTTCATTTGTGCAGAATCTAAAATGGGTCTACCTTGCCAAAAAGATTTACCTGCTCTTTTTAAAGCATGACCTGTGTATGCAAATTGATATACAAATGTATGTAACGCTTCTCGCATTATCTGACCTGCTCTAACTTTATCATGTGGAAGCATATTTGCTCCTCTTAATAACATAGTTGCAGGTTTCCAAACTGTTTGTGTTAGACCAGATACAATGTTTAATATGTGTGTATCAGGGGAAGATAGTAAGTTGTTATTAACGTATTCTGCCGCAATGTCCCAACTATCTGCTTTTTTAATATTTTGCATTGCAGATATAATTTGTTCTCTATCTCCTAGTTGACCTACAGTTCTCCAAAATTCTATTTGTTGTTCTCTAGTGCCTTTCTTTTTAAGAGCCATTGTAGGGTCTTCAGGGTCAACAAGTAATTTTGCGGATTTAGTTCCTACGGCATCTGTTTGAAAAGCATATAAACCTCTTGCAATATTTTCACCACTTGTACTTAAAAGTTTTATTCTTTTAGTTAATTCACTATCGTATTTTGCTATGTCATTTAACATTGCATCAACTTCAACGTCAGATAAATCTACTCTATTTAATTCTGTACTAATAGAACCAATATTATCATAAAGTGTTCTAATCGCATTTTTTTGATACATTACAATTACATACATACGTTTAAAGTCATCAGAGTTAGCCATATTGTTCATTGCTTTTCTCATTTTCTTTTCATCTCCGCCATACTCTAAAACATCTGCTAACATTTGTTCTTTAGTAATAGTTTTCTTTTCTATTTGTTCTGTAACTTCAGCAATTTTATTTTTTACAAATGCTTCAAACCCACCTTGTTTTTGTTTAGTAGCATTGATAGCTAATTTAGGTGGTTTATCGTCTGGTCTAATTTTATCGCCTCTTAATTTTTTAAGATATTCTTTTGTAGTTTTGGGAGGTTTTTCTTGTTTAGGAGCATTGATATCTGCTTTGCTAGATTTGTTTGTGATAGTTAAATCATCAAATAGTTTTGAACCTGTAGTGGTACTTTTACCATAATTGTGAATATCATTTAGATTTTTAACAGAGTTTTTAGCAAGACTTCTATTTGTTAATTTAAAAGCACCTGCTGTAAATCCTGCACCAAAGATAGTACCAAAACCAAAACCTGCGGCAGTTGCTATGCCTGATTGTTTTAGACTAACTTCATCTTGTATACCTGCTTGAACAGCAGTATTTTGTAATAATATATCTTGTCCACCTGCAATACCTGCATTGATATAACCTTCAGTTAATGCACCTTTTTTAATTGCGTTACCTAAAGCTAATTTTTCAGCTTCTTTTGCGGTTTCTCTGATTGTAATTTCTGATATTTCTTTAGCCATCTTATCTTTAAGAGCAACTCTTAAAGCGGCTTTGTAACCTTGTTTTGCCGCTTGACCACCAACACCTAATCCTATTAAGTTAACTGGGTCAGCTAACATAGCACCACCATTGTCAATTAACCATGAACCAAAATTTCTATTTGGGTCATTCCAAAATGAAGGTAATTGTGCATACGTTTGTTGTATGTAAGAAAATTCTCTTATTCTGTTTTCATCTTCTTCACCAAAAACATTAGCCATATCCATACCCATAGATATAGTATTGTTGTTTCTCCAAGACCTATCTTCATAAAAATAATCTAATAAATCTGCGTGAGACATAACATCAAAACTTGTGTCTTTTTCTCTATAAGAATAATAACTTTTTAAAGTGTTATAAAAATTTTCTGTTTGTATTTCTTCTAATGCTAA